AAACAGTTAGACGTTGAGACAATACAAACACATGGTGAATTACAAGTCAAATTTGGTACAGTGTATCTCAACTATTGCGAAATTGGAAAAACTGTGGAAGATCTCTCACACGACAATGATATATACATAGGTGATGATGCATTTCGACCGTTTGGTTATTACAGCGCAGACTTCAATGTTGCATTCTATAATCAAGACTTGAATGAAAAATTTGCCAGCATGCAACAGTACATTGAGCAACATCAAGAGTTTTTTCTTGCGCATGGTATTGAAACTGTGTATAATGTACAAGCACAACCGTTGCGATTTCCTGTGGCAGATTTAGAATACACTGGCACACAACAAGAATTAATCTCTCAAATAAGGTCACGACAACTTGTGCGTGAAGTAACTATAACATGAAACAATGCACCATACAGATACGTGATGAAGTAAACATCAAAATTGAAGGCCTAGACTTGGATGCCCGCAAAGCTCTGGTCACGGCATTCAAATATGAAAACCCTGCCGCACGTTATTTGCCAGCCGTGCGACTGGGACGCTGGGATGGCAAGGTGGCATACTTTCAACTGGGTGGCAGCACCTATGTAAACTTGTTGCCGGAGATTGTGCCCATATTGGAACGACTCAATTACGACATTGAACTGGATGATCAACGTGACTATTCAAACACATTCAACTTTGAATCAGTAACTGAAACAAGTTTTGAGCATGTGTCATGGCCTCGGACACATCCTGCCGCAGGTGAACCCATCATGTTGCGTGACTACCAAGTGGAAATCATCAACAACTTCTTGGCCAACCCACAGTGCATACAGGAAGTGGCCACAGGCGCAGGCAAGACCATAATGACAGCGGCCCTGAGCAATGCTGTTGCACCTTATGGACGCTCAATCGTTATTGTGCCCAACAAGAGTCTTGTGACACAGACCGAAGCAGACTATATCAACATGCAACAAGATGTTGGTGTGTATTTTGGTGACAGAAAAGAATACGGACGTCAACACACCATATGCACATGGCAAAGCCTCAACAACCTGCTAAAGAACACCAAAGCAGGAGTAGGCGACTGCACCATTGGTGAGTTCCTTGAAGATGTTGTGTGTGTGATTGTGGACGAAGTACACATGGCCAAGGCAGATGCACTCAAAACCTTGTTAACAGGTGTGATGGCTAGAGTGCCAATTCGTTGGGGATTGACTGGAACTGTGCCCAAAGAAAAGTTTGAGAGTCAAGCACTGCTAGTGAGCCTAGGTCCTGTGATTGGTAAACTTAGTGCCAGTGAACTGCAACAACAAGGTGTGTTGGCCAACTGTCATGTGAACATTGTACAGTTGATTGATCATGTGGAATACAAGGACTATCAAAGTGAACTCAAGTACTTGCTGGAAGAGTCTGGGCGACTGGATACCATGGCGGATCTTGTGCGCAGAGTAAATGAAACAGGCAACACCTTGGTGCTGGTAGACCGCACCGAGTGTGGTAGACAACTGGTTGCAAGGCTAGGAGACAAAGCAGTGTTTGTTAGTGGCGCAACCAAAGGAACAAAGAGGCAAGCAGAATATGATGAAGTGGCTGATGCAACCGATAAAATTATTGTGGCAACTTATGGCGTCGCTGCCGTGGGTATTAATATTCCTAGGATTTTTAATCTGGTGCTTGTTGAGCCTGGCAAGTCATTTGTTAGGGTTATTCAGTCAATTGGCCGTGGCATACGTAAAGCAGAAGACAAAGACCATGTTCAAATCTGGGACTTGACCAGTACTTGTAAATTCGCCAAGCGTCATTTGACCAAGCGCAAACAGTTTTACAAGGAAGCCAACTATCCTTTTACACAAGAAAAACTAGACTGGATGAAAATAGGTTGACTTTTGTCACACAACAGTATATTATAACAACATGCGAATATTAACCCTAGACAACATCCACTACGACCTAGATCATTTGCCTGAAGAGGTAGATGACATGAGGTTTGCCATACTAGACAATTCAAACCCACAAGAACCAGACTATCATTTTATTCCACTGATCTTTTTAGAGAGTTTCAATGCACCTGCGTTAGTATTACGCATTGGAGAGAACACCATAAAGATGCCCATGGATTGGCAGATACTCATAGGTGAACCTGAAGTAGGTGACTTGGAAGTGTTGCCCTTGACCAGCATAAATGATCGTGGCTTTAGAGTGTTTCAGTTCAACCCACTAACTAGTTTTCGTCCAAGTTTTCCAGACATTGAAATACTAGATGTGTATCATGAGGTGAGCTGGTATGCACCCAAGTTAAAGAATGGTCAGTTGTTGGCCGTACCATTAAATGATGATCCTGATCCAGACTGTGTGTACTTTGTGAAAGACATCAGTCGCAACTGTGAGATAGTAGACTACAACAAATCATGGTGACACATGCCTTATACTGAATCACAACTGTTTGAAAACTTGACTCGCATGGTAAAAATTTACCTGGAAAGTTATCCCGAAGACCAAGAAGGCCTGGAACGCTTTCTGCGCTGGGCACACACTCAATATGGTTACCGGTATGGGAACTCTTAAACCTGGTGCCACATACATCTATGAGCGTGTGGGCAATGAAGTGTATGCTAGAGAAGCAGGCGCCGATCCTGACACACGTGAATTGATTGGATATGGATATGATCCTGTGAGTGGGCATGAAATTGATTATGACAAACGCACCTCAGATGGTAGACCCTTGGTTGATCACATCCGGGAAGATAAAATGTGGGCGGACATCAGGCGCTTGGCCAAGACCACGCCTGCTTTACAAGACTCCCTAGAACGTGCTATAATGATATACAAACTAATCAAAGTGGACAAGTGAGCGACAAACTAAACATTGCCAACGAGATGCGACAACTGGATCGCAAAAACAGAAACTTCTATTGCGAACTCACAGACGAGGAACGCAAAAAGTTCTCTAACTATCTCATGATTCGTTGGGCCAGCTGTGTAGAAGGTTCACGGGACTTGCAAGAATTTTATTTGATCTCCACCAACGAGCGATTGAACAAACACTTCTTTAACATCAATCGGCATCCTGAACTGCAATGGTTGTGTGCCACCACAGTGAGTCCAAACATGGGCACACCCAGACACAACTGGATTTCGCCCAAGAAGAAGGATGTTGGTGCAGGGGCAAGTGCTATTAGAAAGCAGTTGGCAGAGTTGTTTCCCACCTACAAAGAAGATGAAATAGCCATGCTGGCCTCAATGACCACAAAGAAGGAACTTGATCAACACATCCGAGACCATGGCCGAGACATTAAGTGAACTCACTTGCGGTTACTGCAAGAAAACATTCAGACGTGCAGAAAGTCTTGTGGTGCATTTGTGCGAACCCAAACGCCGACGCCAAGAGCGCAGTGAACGTGGTGTTGAACTGGGCTTCCAATCCTACTTGAGATTCTATGAAATTGCACAAGGATCGGCCAAGCTCAAAACATTTGATGACTTTGCAGACAGCCCTTATTACAAAGCCTTTGTGAAGTTTGGCAGATACTGTGTAGGCACAAAGGCAATCAATCCCAGACAGTTCACAGAATGGTTGCTCAAGCATAACAAAAAGATTGACAACTGGGCAAGTGACAAAGTCTACACTGAGTATTTGTTGGATTACCTAAAGGTTGAAGCAGTGGCAGACGCACTTGCACGAGCAATAGAGTTTGGTATAGACTGGAGTGAAAAACACTCAGCGCCTGATCATGATTGTTTGCGCTATGGCAGCACACATGCCATGTGCCATGCTATCACAACCGGGCGTATCAGTCCTTGGGTGATATACAACTCAGAGTCAGGACAGAAATTCTTAGGCGAACTCACAGCTGATCAAGTGGCCATGATATGGCCTTATATAGATAGTGACGTGTGGCAAAAGAAGTTCGCAGACTATGCCGCAGATGCTGAATATGCAAAACTAATATTGAAACAAGCAGGATGGTAACATGATAGGAAACATTAGTCAAACTGGAAAATACATTGCAGTCACTGGCGGCGCTGGTAGTAACTATGTAAACAACAGTAATTACATGAGTGTTGGACAATTACAATACAACACCAGTAATCAACGACTAGAACTGTACAACGGCACCAGTTGGCAACCACTTAATCTAGGTCAATATTACGTTG